GTAACAGCAGAATATTTAATTCCTTCAGTTACCGGCATCGCTCCGTGGGCAAATATATAAGTAGATGGGAAAAAGAGCACGTCTCCTTTTTTGGGTTTAAATTTTAAGTCAATATAAGGAAACCATAGTTCTCCCCCTTCATAGTCGTCATTTAGGTATACTAGAGAAGAAAGGGTACATGTATATGAAAAACCGTGATCAGTGTGAACTGAGAAATGTTGTCCAACTTCATATCTTACAAAGTTGATAGATTCCATAAATTCCATTTTAAAATTATATCTAGCTTCATAATCTGCTAGACACTTTTTTAATATTGCGTCTGTATCATCATAAATATTTTTAATTTCTTTTAAATCCTCAGGAAGATGAGGCCAATGGGCTGGACCAACTTTTAGGTCAACACAATCTCTATAGTCAGGCATAGGCGTATTGTATCCAACCGTAGCGGTATTCCATTTAAAATATTCATGATCACTATCTTTTAGAGTTTCTTCTAATCGATTAACGAGATTAAGGTCTTCTGACATTACATCTCTATATAAAATTATACCAAATTTTGGATCTTCTACATTATAAATTTCCATTTTTTCCTCAATACTAATCGGACTTTTTGTTATGATATAATATAGCACAGGGCACAGGGCAAATCAAGCTACATTGGAGTAATAAAATGGATGAATCTCTAATAAAACCAGGGCACTTTGGGAAAGAAATTAACAACATTAAATTATATAAAAATTTTGTTGACTTAGAAGATCTTAAAATTATACAAAAGTTTTTACCTACAATTTCTGAATGGATGGATGCAGGGGAAAATCAGTATGCTGAAGATGGAACCTGCACATATGATGCTTCTTATTGGTCTAATAGACAATGCAGTTGGGACATACTTGAAAGAATTAATATTGACATTTATAATATTATAGAAAAATATATTCAAAAAATGAAAAAATGTTTAGAAGATTCTTTTAAAGTAGAACTGTCGACAAGACCACCAGTGATAATAAAATGGCGTCCTGGGATGGAGCAGAGACCCCATGCCGACAAGCAGATGAACGATGGAAGACCTAATCCTTTTCCTACGTATGATATAAATTCTTTAATTTACTATAATGATGACTTTGAAGGTGGAGAGCTGTACTATCCAGATTACGATTTAGTCGTAAAGCCGGAACCAGGCTTAGCGGTTGCTCACCCTGGGGACGTTAATTACCTTCACGGTGTAAAGTGTATTATCTCGGGAGAAAGATATACTACACCATCTTTTTATACAATAACTAAGGTTTTATGAATGATTAAACAGGCTTATATGGATGAATTATCATTTGATGATATTGAAAAAAATATTGATAAGTACTTTAGTTTATTTTTAAAATATGGTTTAGTATGTTTTAGGAGAAGTTTTTTTGATATTTTTGAGCAGGAAAAAATTACTAAATTATTTGCTAAAAAATTAAATTGCAATTACATTTCTCCACAAGACAACGAAGATCATTCTTTTACTTTTGATAAAAATATTAAATTAATGTCTAAAAATGAAATTTTTATTCCGTGGCATCTGGAACATCTTAAAAAAGAACACCCTCAGGTAGCAGCTTCTTGGAATATGTTGTCTTTTGAATGTGAGACAGGTGTAGGAAATACAGGTTTTGTAAGTGCAATTGATTTGTATAACAAAATGCCTGTTGAATGGAAATCTTTCTTAGACGTGTGCGACGTAATGACTGAAGGTGTATATATTTTACCAAGAAAATGTATACAAAATCATAGAATTAAAGATGAAAAAATTATTAGACTTTCTCCAAACTATCCCATTTATGAAGATGTTCTTTATTCTGTAAATAAAGAACATCCATCAAAAAAAGACATTAAATTATTTAATGAAATTGTTGTTTGGTATAAAGAACAAGTAGAGGATAATGTAAATATTCAAAATTGGTGGGAGTGGTCTAATGGCGATTTGTTAATTGTAGACTTAAGCTATATGATTCATGCGGTAAAAGGTGGTTTTACTCCTGGCCAAAGAATTTTTTCTAGATACTGGATTTTCGTTAATGAAACAGATTATACTCTAGGTTAAAATAAAATGGACAAGAGGTTAAAATAAAATGGACAAGATTTATATTATAAAAAATATTTTAGATAAAAAAGATTCAGAACAAATTACATTTTATTTAAAAAATACCCCAGTTATACTTGATGAAACTGGATATTCTCCATATGGAGTATATACTGGAAACGGAAGTGAAACGTTGCCCAACTTGCTTGAAGTCTACTATAATAAAATAAAAAATATTATAGAAACTTCTTTTAATTGTAGCGTTTATGATGAGGGATTATGTAGTGTAGTAGAGATGAAGACTGGTGATTCAATGCCAGTGCATCTTGATCATGGATCCGCTCAAAATGAAAAGGTTGGCTTTAAAACAGGAGCTGGACATCCATCAAGAGATATTAGTTCAGTCCTTTACTACAATGACGATTTTGATGGCGGAGAAATATACTTTCCAAATCAAGATCTTTTAATAAAGCCAGAACCTGGATTATTTGTTTGTTTTCCAGCTAATGATGACTTTCCTCATGGAGTCATGGAAATAACTAGTGGTTATCGTTGGTGCTCTACTACTTTTTGGTGCGTCAAAAAAGACTAAGCTTGCAAGTCACCTAGAGCTACCCAGGTATCTGTAGCTCTTTTAATTAAAGTAACAGAAGACCATTGAGCTCTAAGCTTAAGTCCTGGTGTAGCATTTATTGTCACTCCACCAGTTGCAGTAATAGTTGTTTGTCCGGCTCCTGTTTGCAATATTGTAATCTGAGTTCCTACAGGAAAAGCTACAGAAGAGTTCAAGGGAACAGTTAGGGTATTAGCTGAGGCATTGCTTACCTCTACAAGTTTATCTTTATCGGCTAATACGAGTGTGTAGCTAGCTACCTGGGCATTCGTAACAACATTAGAAGAAGCAAAGTCTAATGTTATTGTTCCATTACCAACTTGCAATTTCTTATTGGTACTATCCCAAGAAAGTCTAGCATCTGTTGTAGACGATGAAGTTGAAAGGGTTAGAGTTGGGCTATTGGTTATTGGACTTGTAAAAGTTTTATTAGTTAAAGTTTCAGATCCATCTAACGTTGCTAATGTACCAGTAGTTGGTAAAGTTACGCTTGTATTAGCTGTAACTGTAAGAGTTGTACTATACATGCCAGAAGTTGTGAGGTTACCACCTAGCGTAATTGTTTTTCCTGAGTTATTTACACCTGTACCGCCATATTGACCAGCAATAGCAGTACCATTCCAAGTGCCGGTAGTTATAGTGCCGATAGAAGAAAGACCAGATAAGGTTGTAACTGCTTCGTTAACAAGAGTTCCCGTAGATGGTAATGTTACACTTGATCCTAAAACTGTATTAAGGGTTATATTAAAAGCGCCTGTTGTAGTAAGATTACCAGCAAGAGTAATCGTCTTGCCAGTGTTTGCTACTCCTGTACCACCGTATGCACCAGCTACTGCCGTACCCTGCCACGTACCTGTACCGATTGTTCCAACGCTGGTAAGTGAAGATCCAGTAACTGCTGAGCCAAGTGTAGTGGCATTAAGGACTGATGTCCCATCAATTTCATAGGCTTTACCTGTGAGCAAGTTAAAATCTTCAGAAGATGTCCAGGCATCCGTTGCATCAACCCAGGTAAGCGTCTTGTCTGTAGTGCCTTTAAGGGTGATACCGCCACCATCAGCTGTTACATCTGTCGGCGTAGTGACGGACCCCAGCTCAATATTTTTATCGTCAACAGTAATTGTTGTTGAATTAATTGTTGTAGTTGTACCATTAACTGTTAAATCGCCAGAAAGTGTAAGACCTGCTGCACTAACTGTTCCTGTAAACGTAGGACTCTCAAGGTTCGCCTTTAATGCATTAGCTGCATCTACGTAGGCAGTTGTTGCAATTGCAGTTGTATTATTGCCGGCGGTTTGTGTAGTTGCAATCGTGCCAGTTGGCAGGGTAGGAGTTCCAGTAAAAGTTGGTGATGCGAGGTTTGCCTTCAATGCGTCTGCGGCATCAACATAGGCCGTTGTAGCAACTGCTGTAGTGTTGTTTGAAGCGGTTTGGGTTGTAGCGATAGTTCCAGTTGGCAGTGTTGGGGTGCCAGTAAAAGTTGGTGAAGCTAATGGTGCTTTTGCATCAATTTGTGTTTGAATTGCGCTGGTAACACCATCCACGTAATTTAATTCAGTAGTAGTAAGCGTTGCACCATCAAGAATATTTAACTCTGCAGCAGACGAAGTAACGCCATCAAGAATATTGAGTTCTGCTGTTGAGGAAGTAATCCCATCAAGAACATTTAATTCCGTTGCCGTAGAAGTCAGTACAACATCTTCATTTACTTTTGGAGATGTGAGAGTTTTGTTGGTGAGAGTTTGGGTATTCGTTGTGCCAACTACTGCCCCAGTTGCGCCATGAGCTTCTGTTAAGTTTGCATGAGTTGTAACATCCGAGGTAAGGGCAACTGTCCCAGTCGCGTCTGGAAGCGTAACTGTCCTGTCTGCGGTTGGATCAGCGACGGTTAGTGTTGTTTCAAAATCGTTTGCTGTTGCACCTTCAATAATAATACTTGCGCCATTAATGGTAAGACCTGCAAATGTTGGAGAATCACCAGACGCTACAGATTGCCCAATTGCAATTGTTGGAGTTGCTCCCTCACCTGAGTTATTTGAAAGGGTTACTCCAGTTCCGGCAACAAGTGAACTAACATAATCGCCAACTGTATCTGTTGAAAGGTTTACTGCGTCGTTAATCCATGCTGTCCCGTTCCATCTGAGGAAGTCGCCGTCCGTGGCCGATGTAATAGTTACGTCATAAAGATCAGAAAGGTCAGCTCCGCTTATGTCTGCTGTTAAATAAGAAAGAGAATTCCAGACTGTTGTGCCATCTCCAACTTTAAGTTTTCCAGTATTTGTTTCGTAACCAATTTCTCCTGCAAACAAAACTGGATTATTAGTTGACCAAGATGATGCAGTGGCTCTTTTGAACTGAATCCTTGCGCCAGCCATTAAAGCTCTCCTCCATCATATGTAACTGAAATAAAGTTAGTTACTTCTGCTTCAGAAATACCAAGAAGAGAGTTTCCTCCATCAATAGATAAAGATTCAGTAGCTGGAAACTCTACAACATTTCCTGATAAATTCTTATAAAACATCTTACCATCAGCATAGTTAAGGGCTAACTCACCATATTCCAAGGTGTTTGGAGTTGCAGCAGCTGTTGCTGATCTTTTTATTTTAATAACATTAGCCATTTGCTACTCCTTATTTAAAGCCTGGTGGGAAATATGGTGGGAAGAACGGTGGGAAGAAAGGTGGAAAGTAAGGTGGAAAATATGGTGGGAAATACGGTGGGAAGAACGGTGGGAAGAACGGTGGGAAGTAAGGTGGAAAGTAAGGTGGGAAGTAAGGTGGGAAGAAAGGTGGGAAGAACGGTGGGAAGAAAGGTGGAAAATAAGGACTATACTTAGTATAGCCTACTGCTTCTTTTCTTGGATATACAGTATTGGCAGCAGGGTTAGAAGAAAGGATCTCATCTAATCTTGTTAATAAAGGTTGCCCAGCAGTTGGATCATTTAAAGCAGTATTAGTTACAGTTCCGTTTAGTAAACTCAGCTGCCGTTAATTTAGGGTCGGCAACTGCTGGTTTATCTCCAACTATATTTGGTACGTTATTTTTTCTTGTACCTGATGTATTTCCACTATTAATAGCCATAATTTAACCTATTGACAAATAATATATTATATTGATTTGTCATTTCTACTCCATACGTAAAGTGTTGATTAATTATAGTCTTAGAATGTTCCACCGTCAACTATAAAGCCTTCCAAAGCACTACTGTTTCCATAAAGAGCTCCAGATATTCCGACTCCACCAGTTACAACTAAAGTACCAGTTGTGTAAGACGAAGACGCTGTTGCTGCAGTAAATGTTGTAGCACCGTTTGAGGTTAAGGTAGTGAAACCACCTGTACCCTTAGTTGTTGCGCCTATATTAGAAGAATCAATTGTCTTATTTGTAAGACTTTCAGATCCAGCTAAAGTAGCAAGAGTTCCCGTTGTTGGAAGAGTTACGCCTGTAGTGCCAGTTGTAGTGAGCGTAGTAGCATGGGCGCCAGATGTAACAAGGTTACCACCAAGAGTAATGGTGCTAGCTCCATTGTTTACTCCGGTTCCACCATAAGTTGAGCCAATTACTGTGCCATTCCAAGTACCAGCTGCAATAGTTCCTACAGTTGTAATGCTATCATCGCCAGTGTATGTTCCACCAGCCACTGCAGCAAGCGTAGAGTTGTAAGCCTGTACATCAGTGCCAATTGCCAATCCAAGAGCCGTACGAGCGTCTCCAGCACTTGTAGAGCCGGTTCCACCGTTAGCTATGGCTATTGCCGTACCATTCCATACGCCAGTTGCTATTGTGCCAAC